TTATGGGCTTAAAGACTAATGAAAAAAATGGTTAATAACTTAATAGTAGAAATGACTTCAGAAGAAGTTAAAGCAAGAGAAGCCGAATTAAAGGCTTGGGCTGATGGAGCTACTGAACGTAAAAAAAATAATTTAAGAGATACAAGAAAACCATTGTTAGAAGAAGCTGACTATAAAATAAACACACTTACAGATAGTGGTGGTGATGCAACTGCATGGCGAAAGTATAGACAAGAGCTTAGAGATATAACAAAAGCAGCCGATTTGGATAACGTAACTTTTCCAACGAAACCGAGTTAAGGAATAATAGTATGGCACTATCTAAAATTACTAATGCATCAATAGGTGAAGCCATATCTTCAGCTAATATGCCTGTTGGTTCTGTATTACAAACACTACAAGCAAATAAAACAGATACCCAATTAATAGAAAGTGTATCATTTGTAGATGTTTTAACAAAATCAATTACACCATCTGCAACATCAAGTGGTATTCTTGTAATGGCTTATGTTACAGTAAGTGGTTATGGACACTTTGACATAAAAGTAACTAGAAATGATGCTAATATTGAAAATGCAAGTGGAACTGGTGTAGGGATAGGTAACCAAGTAGGTTCAAATAGAGTAAGAAGTGCTGCACATTTTTATACTGTTACTAACTATCTTACTTCATGGAGTTCAAATACACCAACTATTGTTTTATTAGATTATCCAAATACAACATCAGCTATAACTTATAAAATAAAAGCCTGTAGTCCAAATGATGCAGGTTCTTATGATGTAGACATAAATCGCCAACATTCAGATGCAGATGCTCTTTACTCAGCGACTACTATAACTACTCTTACATTACAGGAGATAAAAGGATGACAACACCAACAGCTAAAGTGAGAAAATTTTCACAAGCATTAAAAAATTTAAAGGTTAGTGGTTGGACAGTTCATGGAGATGACCCAACTAATGAAACAGAATTCTTAGCTAGGTTTCATAAAGTTATAAGTGTAGATGATGACAATAATGCTACAACAAGTAATGACTCAAGTAAGTTTGGTGTTACATGGTCACAGATAAAAACCGAAATGGATAAATTATAATGCCACTATCAAAAATTGGAACTAATCAAGTCTCAACTTTGGCAGCTACAAATATGCCATCTGGCACTATACTTCAAGTTAAACAAGCAACTGATACTACTGATTTAGAATATACAACTACAAATACTTGGGCTGATTTGGGAAATCTATCTGTTTCAATTACACCTAGTTCTAGTAGCAGTAAGATATTAGTTTCTTGTCAAATAGGTTGTGTTGACCATAATCAACCTTCTTATTTAGTAGCTTTTAAATATGTAAGAGGTAGCACAACTATTGGTGGTGCTTTTGATACTGGAACTGGAGGAAGCACTGGTATTAGAGGTAGAGCCACTGGTGACGTAAATGCTGTTTATAATTGTGTATTACCTCAATTTTTAGATAGTCCAAGCACTACAAGTGCTACTACATATAAAGTTCAATATAATAACTTTAACGGACAAACTTTTTACTATTTAAGAGATACTGGATTAAATGAAAGTTACATTGCCACATTAACAGCAATGGAAATACAAGGTTAAACTATGACATATATAGGAACTACTCCAAACTATGGTACTCTCCATAGTCAAACCATAACTACGGCTAATGGCTCTACGGCAACTTTTACATTAGATCAATATGTAGCTGATGCTGATAGTATAATTGTAACAATCGGAAATGTAGTACAAGAACCTGTAACGGCTTATACTGCAAGTGGCAACTCTATAACATTTACTGAGAACGTACCTAATGGGGATACAATTGTTATCCGATACTTAGGAAGACAAATAGATGTTCCAACTTCTTATACACAATCAACCAGATATAAGTATGTTGCTACAAACAATCAAACTACATTTAGTGGAGCTGATGCTAACTCGTTAACTTTATCTTATACAACTGGAAATATCGATTGCTATTTGAATGGAGTGCATCTTGACGAGAGCGATTTTACTGCAACTAATGGAACTAGTGTAGTATTAGGCTCAGGGGCAACAACTAGTGATGAATTAGTTATTGTTGCATGGAAAACTGTACAAATATCAAATGCCTTAGATAAAACGGCTGGTGGAACTGTCACTGGTGCAACTACTTTTAATGGTGTTGATGTTAACGGCACAGAGTTAATATTAGATGCTGATGGTGATACATCTATTACAGCAGATACAGACGATAAAATACATTTTAAGGTTGGTGGTTCAGACAAAGCTACATTAGATGGTACTGGCACAGTAAGTACAGTTTTTCATATCGGTAGTAGTACACCTCATTCTTTTCATAGTTCCTACAACGAAGCATATCTTGCAGTAGGCAAAACTCTGATGATGCAAAGCACAGATAATAGTGGTGTTTATGTAGCAGAAATCGGTGCTAATTGGCATAATAATGGTTCAAGAGTAAGAAATAATGCTTCTGGGTATGTCTATAGGCAAGATATAGATACATATAATGGTTGGAATACATTTATGAATGGCACAAATAATAGTGCTGCTGCTGGAACTGCTGTTACTTGGCATAATGCTTTAGCTTTAAATTTACAAAGTGGTCAAATGGTTGCAGAAACAAATTTAAATTCTCTTGCACAATATTTTAGAAATACTCATTCATCTTCTCCTTATGGAGCATATTTTCAATTTACAAATGCCTCACCAGACAATACTGACAATTATTTTATAAGATGTATTGATGGGGGTGGCACAACAAGAGCAACTATTTATTCAGATGGTGATTTGTATAACCATGATGGAACGTATACACAAATTTCTGATGAAAGAATAAAAACAAATATTACTGATGCAAAATCACAATGGGATGATTTGAAAGCAATAAGGTTTGTAAACTATGAAAAGAAAGATGACGTTGCTGTTTATGGTGAAGGAAAGAAAAAAGAATTAGGTGTTGTTGCACAAGAATTAGAAAAAGTTTGTCCTAGTCTTGTAAAAGAGTATGACCCAGATGCTAGTCAAATAAGACAAACTCCAGAATTTGGCACTTTGTATGAAGATGGTGACACTATTCCAGAAAATAAGAAAGTTGGAGATGTTAAAGAAGTAAAATCTAAAGTTAAAGGTATTAAACAATCTATACTTTACATGAAAGCAGTTAAAGCCTTACAGGAAGCAATGGCAAGAATAGAAACATTAGAAGCCAAAGTAAAGACATTGGAGGAAGCATGAGTAATGCACTGAAACTTGCAACCCTATTAGGCACTTCTAGTACTGTACCGAGTTCTAAACTTACTGATACATTTGGAATGGTTCATCTTAACACAACTACAGTTTCTTCTGCTGTAGCAAATGTATCTTTTAGTTCATCTTTAATTACTGATACATATATGGACTACAGAGTTACCATTAGATTTTATGCACCATCAACAAATGGTCAATCTCTTTTTGTTTTTCCTTCTGATGACAATGGTTCAACTTACGACATTCTTATTGAACAAAATATGCAATACCATGACATGAAGGCTTCTAATGCTTTTGGTAATGCTGGAACAAATGGGAATAGTGAATATAAAATACAAATAGGTGCTGGAACAGAGAACACTGCAAATAAAGGTTTGAGTGCAGACTTGATGTTTATTGGTTTAAGGCAAACTACTGGTTTTAAAGCAATGTATTATAGTTGTCATAATGCACACGACAATGATGGTGGTCATAATACTGGTAATGACTATTGGTGGACAGGTGGTTCAAAAATCATAGGCACATCTAATTCAAATAGAGAGTCAATAAATCATTTAAAATTTCAAGCAGGAAGTGGCAATATTGCTCAAGGCACATTTAGTTTATATGGGATAAAATCAGCATGAAAAAATTAGTTGATGGCATTGAAATAGAAATGACAGATGCAGAGATTGCATCAAAACAAGCAGAAGATAAACAAAATTTAGAAGGTACATTAGTGCAAAGAATGGTTCTTCTTAGAAATAAAAGAGATATCCTATTAGCCGAAACAGATTGGATGGGTAATTCTGATGTTACTATGAGTAACGATTGGAAGACATACAGACAAGCATTAAGAGATATTACTAAAACAGAACCAGCAGATATGGCTTTAAGCAATATAACATTTCCAACTAAACCAAGTTAATAGAATGAAACAAACTCTAGAACCCTCTCTCAAAGTCCAAATGGAGCTTGATCAACATGAGAAAGAATGTGCAATACGATACGAAATGGTAAATGACAAGCTAGGACAGCTCGATAAACGTCTCTGGAGACTTGAAGCAATTACAATAGGGTCTAACCTAGCCGTTCTTGGTCTCGTAATAAGTTTAGTGATGAAATAAAATGGCAATAGATGACAATCAAAATGTTGTAGTTAATAATTACATACGTTCACAAATTCCAATCTTGGAAGAAGGCTTGGGAGTTTACCTTCAAAACGAATTACAACGAATAGAAAGAGCAATTCAACAACTGACAAATGCATCTATTCAAGTTGCCGAGAAAGCTCCTGATAACCCAATCAAGGGTATGGTAAGATATGCAATTTCACCTTGGAATCCCCTAAGTAATGGTTTCTCAGGGTTGGTTGTCTACAATGGTACGGCTTGGGTAGCTGTCTAGTGTGTGGGCATTGTTGGGAAGTTTTAAGAAAACTTAAAAAACGTAATAAAAAATCAAAAAATAAGAGGAAATAAAGTATGGTTTGGGGTCAAATCGCTGCATCTCTCATACCAACTGTAGTTGGTGGTTTCATGGGAAATAAAGCAGCCAAAGCTGATAGGAATGCAATGAATGCATACAACCAGCAACAATTAGCTAAGTGGAATATGTATTCACCTTACATAAGCGATGCACTTTCAGCTGGTAAAGGGTTTTACGATGATAAAATAAGCCAAGGTGCATACCAAGGCGATACATATGCTGGGATGAACCCTCTTGCAACTGATGCATATAATTATTTAGGTGGAATGGGGCAAGGTTTACGAGGACAAGCTCAGGGATTTATGGATGCTGGTGGATCATTTGGTCAAAATTATCAAGACCTCTACAAACGAGCTGGGCAAGATAACATTCAAAATGCAATCAATTATGCAACACAAAATTCCCAACCTCTTATTGATGCTGCAATGAGAGATGATGCAAGAACTCTTACTGAAAGTACTTTACCTCAAATTGGATTATCAGCTACTGCAACTGGTAACGAAAATAGCTCAAGAGCTGGTGTTGCCGAGGGTATAGCTAGAAGAGGATATAGAGATAGACTAGCTGATACAACTGCAAGTATTCAAGATAGTCTAATAGGAAGGTCTCTACAAGACCAACAAGCACAATTTGCTAACCAAATGAATGCCAACCAAGCATTAGGTAAAACCTATCAACAAGGCTTTGGAATGATACCAACATTAGCTGGTATGGGAACAACGGCTGGTCAAGCATTTCAAGCTGATGAGCAAGGTCAAATGGATGCTGATAAAGCTAAGTATTATGAAGACCAAGATTTCAACATGAATGCATTACAAAATTATTTTGGTGGATTGGGATTAGGTGGAGTGTCTTCACAAGGTGGTCAAGCCAATATGTATAACCCAACCATGGGTGGAATGATGGGTGCTATGGGTGGTTATGGTTGGTCTCAACAAAATCCAAATTGGATGAGTAACTTTACTGGTATGATGCCTAGTTGGGGTGGTGGAATGACTTCTGCCTATAATCCTTATTCAAGACCATTTAATCAAAGTGGTGCTTACTTAAACCCAGCTTATTAAAATGACATGGCTCAAAATAATATATTTGGGATACTGTCCAATTACAACATTAATGACAACTTACCAGCCATACTCGATGCAATACGATGGAAAGAAACAGGGGGCGAGAACAACCCATTACAAGCGATAGGCTCATCAGGAGAAATCGGAGCTTTCCAATTAAACCCTGAGCATTTTTCAGATTTTGGTTTTGATGTTCAAAAAAATATTACAAACAAGCAAGCTCAAGATTATTGGTCTTCAAGAAAAATAGCGAGTGACCTTCTTGAAGGAATGAAGAAGTATCGTAACTATGATCTAGGACAATTGTTAGCTGGTTATAATTGGGGATCAGGAAATGTCGATGAGTGGATTAAAAAAGGTGGAAAGTTTGAAGACTTACCAGCTCAAACTCAAGATTACTTAACAAAAGTAGCTCAAAAACTACAAGAAGGATATGTCGATCCTCTAAGAACATCGATGCTACCAGTTTCTAAGCCTAAAACAATGATGGCATCATACGATGACCAAGGCATAAACCAAGATTACAATAATGATTTAGGACAAGTAGATATAATTTATAGAGGCGATGCTCAAATACAAAACGATCAAAAGCCTTCTTTTTGGTCTCAAATAAGTCCAATTCAATCAGCCCAAGCTGCACCACCCAATATTACAAATACAAAGATAGGAACTAACAATATGGCAAACCAAATGAGTTTTGGAGAAAGGCTTAGATTAGGTCTAGCACAACCCAGCGATGTACAAAACGAATTAAAAATGTGGCAACAAATTTATCGTGGAAGAGACCCTGATGATTTAGGTAACTTAGACATTAACCCAACTACTGGGGATGTTGGTGCAAATAGTTGGCTTGGTCAAATGTCACCAGACCAAATGAGCAAAGCATATTGGGATACACCATTTACAAGTTATGATAGTGTAGCCACACAAAATGAAGTTACTGAAGACGATAAAAAGAAATTTGCAGAAGCTGCCCTAAGTAATGCCTTTGGTTTTGAAGATAAAAAAGGTGGTGGTGGTGGTGGGATTTTAAGTAATACTGCCCAAGCAGCTACATCAGGCAACACTCAATCAACACAATCACAACTTCCACCTAACCCAAACATGACAAGAAACAATACTGCCTTGTCTACTCCAAGTACTTCTATGATGATTTCTGATGGTGAAATGCTTATGAGAATGGCTGGTGCTGGTCTTGGTAATTTAGGAAAAGGATCAACAGCTGCTCTTGGTTCGGCTTTAGATAAGTATGGTGAAATTAAAGACTTAAATAGAGTATCAGCTTTAGAATTAGCAAAGGCTCAAGCCGAGGCTGGTCTTGATGATGATACTTTAGCTCAAATAGGTCAAATTGATGAGACCATGTACGACATGAATAGAGCTTTAGGATATTTAAATAAATACAATCTTACTGGTTTCTTTACACAATATTTAGGCACAACAAAAGACAAGTTGTTTGGTGGTAAAGCTGGAAATACAAGACAAGCTGCTAGAAAACTTTTAGAGAAGTTAAGAGTTGATGACACTCTATTGAGAATTGCTCAAACAAAGGGTGCTATCTCTAACAAAGAAATGGATTTATTCTTAGCTCCATCTCCAAATATGGGCGATGCCGAAGGAGTTTGGATACAGTGGATACAAGATCGAATGCAAGCTCTAAATAGAGTTAGAAATAGAATGTCTACTGGTCAAACAGTATCTCAAGCACAACAAGCAACAACCAATCAAATAAATCAATTTGGTAGTGGCTCTGGTGGCTTTTCATCAAATGTAAATCAAGCATTAGCAATAGTTAATAATCCCTAAGGTATAAAATGAGTGAAATTGAACAGCTGAGTACTTGGATAATAAATAACCAAGACAAAAAAGGCTCGTATGATTTTAATGTTGTAGCAAATGCATTAAAAGAATTAACAACAGGACAGCCACAAATTAACCCTGATAGGCAAGGTGCTTTAGGATACTCTGTAGACCAAGCTCAAAAGATGGCTGGTAAAGGTATTGAAGTAATAGGCGATCTTACTGGTTTTGAAGGTATGAAAGATTGGGGCAAGTCTATTGTTGCCCAACAAGACAAAGACATAGCCGAAGGTGGCTACGTTCCTCATCACAAAGGAAGTTTAAGAGATGCTTGGAACGAAGGTGGTCTTGGCAATGCCATGAGTTGGATTGGCGAAAAAACTGCCGAGAATGCTGCTTCAGCTGGTTTTGCTTTAGGTGGTGGAGTTGTTGCAGCTGGTACTGCTTTGGTTAGTGTTCCATTAGCAACTGTTGTTGGTTTAGGCACATTAGCTGGAAGTGCATTAATGGGTACTGGTGAAACTGCTTTATCTATGGAAGATAAAACTGGCGAATACGATAGTGCCATGGCAGCTGGTGCTGGTGCAATAATAGGTGTCTTAGATAAATTTGGTGCTGGTAAAGTTATACCAAAATCTCAACTGGCAAATATGTCAGCTCAACAAATTATTAATGCATTACAATCAGCTGGTAGAAACGATGCAGCCTCAGCCATTTTTCAATTCTTTACTCGTAATGCAAAGAAAGCTGGGTTTGAGGGAGTTACTGAGGCTGGTCAACAAGGAACTTCAATTGGTGCAACTGCATTAAGTGGTGGTGAATACACTGGTCAAGAAGTTGCTGATGAGCTTATCGATGCAGCTGCCATTGGTACATCCATGGGTGGTGGAGTTGGTGTAGCTGGAGATACTGCCTCTGGTATTGCAAAAGGAACAAAGAAAGCTATTGGTGCTACTACTGATTTCTTTAACCCTGATGGAACTCCTGTTGATCCTGAGGCTGCTAGTGAATTAGCTACTAGACTAAAAGAAATTGCCGATAGAAATGGCTACGACTTACAAGACTTAGATAAGACTTCTACCGAAGGTGCAAGAGAAACTGTCGATAAGGCTCATGTACAAATGGCTGAAGAAATTAAGCAACTTGTAAAAGACCTTAAAAAAGAACTTCAAATAGATGCCACACAAAAAGATGAACTAGATACTGTTGTTAAAAAAGTATTGGCAATGGCTGGTGGTAGAGAGGCACGAAACAAAACTAAAAATACTGTAGGTGTCCAAGAGCTAGAGGCTATTGAGCAATTAGCTGGTGGTACTTTAGAAGGTCAAAAGATGTTGTCTCTTATGAGGCAAATGAATGAACTTACAAAGTTACATAACTCTGGCTATCAAGGTGGTGTTTCAAAATACACAGACTTATTGTCTCCACTAGGTTCAAACATTGGCTATGACAGAGGTGCTATTGCTACAGAAAGATTATTAAGACCTTTAGCAACTGGTGGTCTTGCTTTACAAACTGGTGGTACATCTTTATTAGGTCAGACAGCATTATTTGGAGCTGGTCGATTAATTGATAGAATTACTGGTGCAAGAAGTAATGTGCAAAACTTCATTGATGCTAACATTGGTGGGCAAGGCATAACTCCAAGTGGAGTTTCTGTACGACAGCAAGCCATCGATGCAGAAAAGAAACAAAAAGACCAAGAAAGAAGAGAAGCTGCAAGAACAGCAAGAACAGAGGCTGCTCGTAGAAGATTAAATAGACAGCTTTATGATGAAGGAGCTGATCCTCATCCAGATAGTCCTCAGGGAGTATTAGAAACAGCTACTGGTTTAGACAGGCAAACTACTGAAGACATATTAGAAGAAATTCTTCAATCTAAACCTGTAAACTCAGCACTTAGAAAAGCTATAAACGATTACAAAAAATCTATTAGAGAAGGTGGTAAGGTTGAAGGGTTAACAGAATTAATTCGTAAAATTAATAGTATTGTAAGCAAAAGAGATGACCTCAAAGCTAAAAGAAAGTTTGATCCTAAAGACCCTAAAGATCCTAACAACCCAAATAATCCTAACCCTACAGGAACTAGACAGGGACAAGGTCAACAGCAAACTCCTGATCCACTAGAGGGTCTGACAGGTAATCAAAGAAGAGGTGCTAATGCTAACATAAAATTTATTCAAGATACATTAATACAACTTCAAGAAGATTTTACAAATGGTGTTTATGATCCTAACAACCCAACTCATGTAGCTGATGCAGAAGCTATTATTGAAGCCTTAGAAAATTTAGCTACTAATTTAGGTCAAGACCCAATAAATGCAGCCCAAGCAATTTACAGTAATGCACTAGCAAAACTTAACGATAAGCAAATGGCTGTAAGGTTTTTAGCACCATACATGGATAGGATTGCTCAACAGCAAAATGCACAAAATAAAGGAAATAAAAGCATTGACCTACGAGACCCAAAAGAACCACCAAAGAAAAGAAAGCTAGAAGAAATTGGTGACATCTTAGAAGAAAAGCAAATGCAAAAGTATGGTCGAAAGCTAGACCCTGAGGTTCAAGAAGATTTTGATTTAATTGTAAAAGACTTAACCGAAGAAGCTGACTTTGAAGATAAACGAGATAATAAAATTAGGGAATGGTATGCTAAAGACATAGCTGATGCTATGGAAGAAACAGCTAAGTATATGCCTGAGCTAACTGATCCTAATCTTTCAGCATTAGAATTAGCTAATAACAGAAAATTACTTTTATTACTGGTTGCTATAACTTCAATTGGCGATAAGCCTATTATGAACTGGAGACAAGGTGGTTCTCTTGCACTTAATTATTTTGAGAATGTAAAAAAAGGCTCAAATATGCCTCAATTCATTGAAGAAAAACTTTTTGATGTAATGAAGAAAGGTAAGTTTCAATGGGAAAAAGTAAAAAATGAAGATGGTAAAATTGTCAGGAGAAAGATACAAGAGTCCAGAATAGTTAACCCAGCTACAGGTAATAAGCTAGGTGGTAAAGCCAGATCAAAAGAACCAGCATTAAGATTATTACAACACTTAATAGATACCAGAGGTTTAGCTGGTACTATGAGATTACTTCATTCTCAAATGACAGTAAAAGAGATTAATGCAATTAGAGCTGAAGTTACTAATCCATTAACTGGAAAACCACTTGGTAAGCAAGCTAAATTACAAGGTGGAATGAATGCAGTTTATCCAGCTGTTTATATGTTTGGTCAAAAAGTTGCACCATTCTATCACAATTTAAATGGTATAGATGATATTACTGTTGACCTTTGGGCATCTAGAAATATTGGAAGAATAACTGGTAATCTTAAGAACCCTAATTTTGGTAAAAAGGGTATGAAAGATGAAACACCACTTATTGATACACCGACACCAAAACAATTACCAACTTGGAAAAGAATTTATTTTGAAGTAGGTAAAAATTTAGGTTATAAAGGCATGACAGCACAGGCACTGTTGTGGAAATATGAACAAGCATTATATAATGATTTAGGAGGTACATTTGACCATGAGTATTTCAGCCAAGGGGCGAAACAATTCACTGAAAAGGACATCTCTGGATATGATAAGAGAAAAGGGCTTGTTGCTCCAAGGATTGTACGAAGCAGAAGCCCAAATCAATTCCAAGGGAAACCCAAAAAGTCAATCGATGACCTCGGCATCGGAGATGGATCAGGGAGACCAGCAAGAATTGAACCAGCCCTTATTACACCAAACATCTACTCAGGGATTGCTAAACGACTAACAGAAATAATGCCAGATATGGCTAAGGCTGATGCAGCCGAATTGGTAAATAAGGCATTAATAAATCAACCACTAGAAATAAGAGAAAAAGCAAAAGCAATAAATCTAGGTCTTAAAGACGGAAAGCCTCTTAGTATAGAAGATATAAACAGGCTAAGAGAGGCTATGGCAGTTACTTTTGAATTTCTTTTACCTCAAAATGATGGAACTATGGGAGAGGCATTTCCACCTCAAAGGATTTTTGATGAACTTGAAGGTCAATTTATAGAGAGTGGTGGTAATATAAAAGTTGTACGTCTTGACGATCCAAAATGGAATTCTTCACGACAAGATATGTCTAAAGAAGAGGCATTTGTAAAAGTTTTTATACATGAAGTATTTCATACTTTAGAAAATAATATTGGTTTACGACAAAAATGGAGAGATAAATTTAGAAGTATGCTGGATAGTACTTCTGGTGATGTTTTTATAGATAGAACTTTTGATTTTGAAGACAATTATGACACTAAAACTTTTGCCATAATTAATGAAATGATCTCTGCTAGTATTGCATACAGACCACATAGATGGAAAGTTATTGAAGAAAATATTGCAGCCTTAGAGCTTGCAAATCGTAATATGGCATTTATTGACCCTGAGACAGGTGAACCTTTTGATTTTGGTTGGAGAGAATTTCAGCTTGATAGTGGTGAAACAATTTTTCTACCACCAGAATATAGAACTAAAGATGGTCAATTTTTACAGCAGCAAAAGAGGGATCAATTTTATCGAATTGTTATGAATACCAATTTAGATAAAGACATGAAACAAGAAACACTTAATAGATATAAAACAGTTTTAGAATTAATGAATTATCATCTTGATCCAGCAGAATTGTTAGCTGATAGCTTTGCTGTAATGGTTACTCAAAACATGGAAGGTAAAAATACCAAATTTAAAAATGAAAATCCAAGGCTTTACAAAGAGTTACAAAAAGCCGTTGCAGATAGTGATTTCAGACATATGTTAGTCCTAAATTCTCTATTTGGAATTATTGGTGCTGCTGGTATTCAAGCCATGCTTCAATCGCTCTCAGGAGAGGATGAAGAGGGTATTTTAAATTTAGGTCAAGGAATACTGGCTGCATAATGAGCGAGGGAACACCAAAAAATGAGAAAACAGAGACAAAAATCCCCATCAAAAGTGGGGATGGGAACTCACCCTCAGAGAAGACCGAAGAACAATTATTTTTCGACTTTGATGAGTACCCCAGAGGGAAGAGCTTTACGGAGCGAGTGGTCGAGGAAGAAAAATACTAACGTAAAAAGAGGAAGACCGAGAGGAGTGCCAGATGGTTTTACAAATGACAAAATCTTACCCATCAGGGAAAAAGCGAAAGAAGAAGCGAGAAAGGTAGTTGAAATAATGGCTGATCAAATTGAAGACGATTATTCTAAAGAGGCATTAACAACGGCAGTTGAAATTATGAGAGTGCCACAAGATAGCCGAAGTAGAATTGCAGCTGCTCGATTAGTTTTGGATTTCACCAAATCAAAACCAGTAGCAAAATCAGAAATTGCTGTAGCTAAAGCTGAGGAGTTTTTAGCCAGCTTATTAGATAACGATGAAGAGGAAGAGCAAAAAGATGGACAAGAGATTACTGACAGTAAGGAAGAAACTTTATAACGACTTTCCATTTTACTCAAAGGCATCTCTTAAGATACGAACAAAAAAAGGTGAGATCAAAAATCTAAAATTAAATCCAGCACAAAAGATTTTACAAGATGCTGTTGAAAAACAGTTAAAGTCAGAGAAAAAGATAAGGATAATTATCTTAAAGGCTCGACAGCAAGGTTTAAGTACCTACGTTGGTGGTTACTTATACTTTAGTGTATCCCAGAACAGGGCAAGAAAAGCTATGGTGATTACCCATCATGCTGACAGTACTAGAGCATTGTTTGACATGACTAAAAGGTTTCACGAAAACTGCCCTGACATTTTAAAACCTAACACAAAATATTCTAGTAGAAGGGAGTTAAGTTTTGATCAACTCGATAGTAGTTATATGGTCGCTACGGCTGGCAGTGAAGCAATTGGTAGAGGAGAAACTCTATCCCATGTCCATGCCTCAGAATTGGCATTCTGGAATAAAACAACAGCTCAGGAAAATTTTAATGGCTTGGTACAAGCTGTTCCGAACACTGCTAATACAGCTATCTTTATCGAGAGTACGGCAAACGGACTAACAGGAATATTTTATGATCTATGGAAAGGGGCTGTAGATGGAAGTAATGGATTTGTACCAGTTTTTATTCCTTGGTTTACTGATCCTGAGTATCGAGTACCCATAACAAGCAAAAGAAAGTTTGTTAGAACACCAGAAGAAAAAGAATTAGCTAAGAAATATAATTTAGATAATGAGCAGCTAAACTTTAGAAGACAAAAGATAGCTATGAATGGTCTGGATTTATTTCGTCAGGAATATCCTTCCGAACCAGATGAGGCTTTTTTAACTACTGGTAGACCTGTATTCAACCCAGATCAATTAACCAAACTAATTACAACTACTAGGGATGTTGAACAAAGGCTGGCTTTAGAAGCTAATGAGTTTGTAGACAATCCTAGAGGTGAATTAACTGTATATAGAAAACATGATGAAGGAGAACAATATGTCTTGGGGGCAGATATTGCAATGGGTATCCGAAACGGAGACTACTCAGTTTGCCAAGTACTCGACAGCAAAAAAAGACAAGTGGCAACTTGGCGAGGTCATGTTCATCCAGACTATATGGCAGAAATACTTTTTGCTTTGGGTGAGTATTATAATATGGGTTACATCATTGTCGAGAATAATTCGCATGGGATATTAACCTGTACAAGACTTGGTAAGGATTTTAATTATCCTAATTTTTATACTGAAATACAGCATGACAAAATTACTGATAGAGAAACTATTAAATTAGGTTTTACTACAACAACAAAAACTAAACCTCTTGTTATTGATCAACTTAGGGCATCAATGAGAGAAGGTGAATTAGAGCTAAACGATAAAACAACAATCAGGGAAATGCTTTCTTACATAGTTACAGAAACAGGAGCTATGCAAGCTGAAGAAGGCTGTTTTGATGATTGTGTAATGTCATTAGCATTAGCAAATTATGTCCATGAAGGAGCTTGGACACCAGTGGAGAGTACAGATGAATTTTACATTGAGGCGATTTAATGGCTGAGAAAAAAGACTATAAGAAAATGGAAGACGATGACATTCTCAAAGCAGTTGAGGTGAACATCAAATCAAGTATTGGTTACTATGACAGCCAACTTTCAAAAGAAAGAAAGAAAGTCACAGAATACTATAACGGCACACTTCCAAGACCAGCACATGACGGCAATAGTAAATACATCAGCCAAGACGTTTGGGATAGTGTAGAGGCTTTAAAAGCAGCTTTATTAGAAACCTTTGCAGCTGGTAATAAGATTATTAAGTTTGCACCACAAAATGCTGAAGATGTAAAAATGGCTGAAGTATGTTCCGAATATACTGACTATGTCATGTTTAGGCAGAATGATCTTTTTGGTGTTATGTCTACAGTTATACATGATGGTCTTACTTCTAGAGTAGGTATAGCTAAAGTATACTGGGATATTAAAGAAGACATTGAACCACAGGAATTTGAAAGTTTAACTCAGGATGAGTTAGACATGGTATTGGCTGAAGATGATATTGAACTTGGAGATACTGAAACTGATGATCTAGGTTTAGTCTCTGGAACATTATTTAAAAGTAGAGATGTATCTCAGGTAACTATTGAGGCTGTAGCTCCAGAAGAATTTATTATTGAAGCTCAGGCAAAAGATTTAGAAAGTACAAACTTTTTAGCTCATAGAACTCGAAAGACCTTAACTGATTTAAGAGCTATGGGTTACTCAGAAGAAAAACTTAAAAACATCGGAAATTCTGAGGATATTGAATTAGAAACCGATCCAGAAATATTAGCAAGATTTGAAAAGATAGGAGCAGATCGTGGGTTTAGTGCATCAGGGTATCAAGACCAGATTAGAAATATTATGTGCTATGAGTGCTATATTATGCTTGATGTTGAAGGTACAGGCGAAGCTAGGCTGCACAAAGTCACAAAAGCTGGAAACGTATTGCTCGAAATCGAGGAAGTCGAAAGAAGACCATTTGTAACTTTCTCACCACTTCCAATACCTCATTCTTTTTATGGTTCTAACTTTGCTGAAAAAGTTGTAGCTACACAGAATGCCAGAACTATCTTAACAAGATCAATCTTAGACCATGCTACGATAACTAACAACCCTCGTTATATGGTTGTTAAGGGTGGTCTTACAAATCCAAAAGAGCTTATAGATAATCGTGTTGGTGGTCTCGTAAATGTAACTAGACCTGATGCTGTAACTCCAATGCAACAGGCATCGTTAAACCCATTTATATTTCAAACATTACAACTGCTAGATGAAGACAAAGAACAGTTTACTGGAACAAGTAAGCTATCTCAGGGTCTCAATAAAGATGCAGTATCTAAACAGAATTCAGCTGCTATGGTCGAACAGCTGGCAACAATGTCACAGCAAAGGCAAAAGATTATAGCCAGAAACTTTGCTAATCAATTTATTAAACCTCTGTTCCATGAAGTTTATAGATTGTGTGTAGAAAACGAAGACTATAATAAAATTGTCGAATTGTCTGGAGACTTTGTTGAAATTAATCCTAGCCAATGGGAAGACAAAAGAGATGTTACCATTGAATTAAAATTAGGATATCAGGAACAAGAAAGAGAAAGTCAAAAGTATTTACAATTACATGGACTATTCTCTCAAGACCCAAATTTAAATCCTATGTATCAGATGTCTAATAGATATGCACTGATGAAACAGGCTTTAGAACATCAGGGAATTAAGAATGTAGAAGAATACTTAACTCCACCTGAGAAACTACCTGAGCCTCAACCTGATCCAATGCAGCAATTACAAATGCAGACAGCTCAAAAGCAAATAGAGCTACAGGAAAGACAGGCACAGTTAGCAGAAATGAAAGCTCAAATGGATGGTCAATTCCAACAGATGAAATTAGAGCTGGATAAAATGAAAGCTGAAAGCAGCCATGCACTGCAATCAGATAAACAAACACTTAACGAAGAACAACTAGAGCATAAGAAGGTCATAGATAAGGCTGAACTAGAAGTTCTTAAGAAGAATACAACCGATGTGAGAGGCATAGCATCTCCAACAGGTTAATAAGGAGAATATATGGATAAAGAAGAGCAGCTCGTAGTCTTGGGCGATCAGGCTGAAGCATTACTTAAGCAAGAAGTTTTTAATACAACTATTAATCAACTTGTAGAAGGTACGTTTCAATCTTTTGTTAATTCAAAACCTGAGAACTCAAGTAAACGAGAAGAAGCATATGCACATTATCGTGCATTAGTTGATATCGTAAATACTTTACAACAGCGAGTATCAGTACGAGATGAAATCAACAAAAAAAATAGTGACAACAACAAAGAGGAATAAGCTCCATGGATAACGAGCAAACACAACAACCCTCTCCAGCTGAACCACGAAATTTATCTGTGGATGAAGCTGCTGATAGCATACTGGCTAGGTGGTCTGACGATAAAAATCCATCAGAAACTGAGACAGAGGCAACTGAGAATGAACCTAAGGAGACTAAGGCTCAGGATCAGGATAATGAGGAAGCAAAAACTAATGAGGAAAATCTTGAAGATAATACTGAAGACCCTTCAGATAATGAAGACACCGAAAGTGAAGACATCGATGAGGATGAAGATGCAGATAGTGAGGATACAACTCCAGAGTTATCTGACGAAACTGAAATTGATGTTATCGTTGATGGAGAAACTGAGAAGGTATCTATCAAAAGTCTCAAGAGACTTCATGGGCAAGAAGCATCCTTAACAAGAAAGTCTCAGGAAGTTGCTCGACAGCGAAAAGAAGCTGATGATGCAATATCCAAATCTACTACTGTACTTGATGCAATGATTAAAAAGGCTGAACAAAGATATAAGCCTTATAAAGAAGTTGATATGCTTGTAGCATCAAAGACAATGTCTGATACTGATTTCGCACAATTACGAAAAGAAGCTCAGGCAGCTTATGAAGACCTTAACTTTCTAACTAAAGAGGCAGATGGTCTCTATAAAGACTTACAAGAACAACAGAAAGTAGCTATGCAAAATGCTGCAAAAGAATGTGTGAAAGTCTTAAAAGAGGAAATACCTGATTGGTCTAATAGCCTTTATAATGACATTAGAGGTTATGCAATTGGTCAGGGCTTCAATGAACAGGAAGTAAATAACTATGTCGATCCTAAGGTGATACATATCTTAAATAAAGCTCGTTTATACGATGAAGGTAAAAAAGTGGCATCAATTAAGAAAGCCAACCCTACATCGAAAAGAGTTTTAAAATCTAAGAAAGCACCACCTACTGCCCAAAACCAGAAAAATATTAAAGTGGCTGAGGCAAGAAAAAGGATGAGAAGTAGTACTGATTTGGATGATGTAGCAGATGTTCTCTTATCTCGTTGGGAAACTTAATTTCAACCTAACTTTTAAGATGGAGAAATACTATGGCTTTATATAGTACTTACGATCAGGTCGGAAAAGCCGAAGATGTCAGTGATATAATTACGGATATCTCGCCCACCGATACGCCCTTTACCACAATGGTAAAAACCGAGAAAGTGTCTGCAAGGACATTTGAATGGCAAGAAGACAGCTTAGCAGCTGCTGCCAACAATGCTGCTATAGAAGGTGCAGATGCCTCTATGGCTACTCTTTCACCTACCACAATGAGGACAAATAATACTCAAATCCTCACTAAGGCTTTCCAAGTGTCTGCAACTGCCGATGCTATTAAGACTTATGGTAGAGCGAAAGAAACAGCCTATCAAATGGGTAAAGCCCTTAAAGAAATTAAGAGAGACCTAGAAAGAGCATACGTTGGTGTATCCAATGCTGCTGTAACTGGTTCTGAAAGTGCTGCAAGAGAAATGGCATCTGTTGATCAACAGATATCAACAACTGTTGATGCTGGTTCTAATGCAACTGATGCACTTACTGAAGCAAAGTTACTTACTTTAGGTCAAACTTGTTTTGGTAATGGCTCAGACCCTTCTGTATTTATGATTAAGCCAGCTGATGCTCAGATTGTAGCTGGGTTTACTGGAGCTTCTGGTAGATACAGAAACTTTAACGATGGTAATAAAACCCTCGTTAATGTGATTGATCTTTATGTATCTCCTTACGGAGAATATAAAATAGTCTTAAACAGACACCAAGTGACTACTCTTGGATTTTTAATTGATCCAGCTATGTTTAGATCATGTGTCTTAAGACCTTTCTCAAGAACTCTATTGGCAAAGAACGGAGATAGCGACAAGCATTTTATTGTCGGAGAATACTCTGTTAAGCATAATTCGTTTGCTGATAGTGGCATGATTACTGGCTTATCGTAATAGCTAGTTAACAAATTGTGGGGAAGAGGTTTGATGCTCTCCTTACTCTTCCTCACTTTAATAAAGGAGTAAAAATGAGCGATAAAAAAGATAAAACTAATTTAATAGGAATTAATGCACAGTTTGGTCAAAATTCTGATGGTGTATTTATTAAAAAGACCCAAGAAATACCAAGCTGGCATATGGACAATTTAAAAGAGCAACGTAACGAAAGCACCAAAAGAAGAGAAGGTGAGTTTATGAGAGTTGCATCTATTCCAGTAATTGTAGCCGAGCAGTGGATGAAACAGGGCTACGACATTTATAATATGACAGGTAAAGAAATCATTAAAAAGTTAAAAGAAGAAAACTTGGATGACTTCTTCACAACTGAAAAAACAATTCATTAGTAGGAGCTTACATGAACTATGGTGACTTAAAAACCCAATTTGATAATGTACTTAATCGTACAGATATCACCTCAGCTTTGACAACCACATTTATTGATCAAGGTATCTCCAGAATACAAAGGTCTCTTAGGACACCATTAAATGAAAAGCAAAAGAACTACACAATAACATCTCAAACTTCATATCTTACTTTACCTACAGATTTTTTAGAAATCGTAAATCTTTATCATGGTAATACAGAATTAGTAAGAGTTCCTATGTCTAAGTTTAGGTCTCTTAATGCTAACAACTATTCAGGTAATCCAACAAACTTTACTAGACAACAGCAAAAGTTATTGTTGTTTCCACAGCCTAGCTCAGGGACAGTGGTATTAGATTACTATGGAGAATTTGATGCAATGTCAGCAGATAGCGATGAGAACTCTCTTGCTAAAGTTGCATCAGATTTAATTATTTATTCAGCTCTAACTTTTGCATCTGATTATTACTTAGATGAAAGAGGTCAATTGTTTGAACAAAAGTATAATCAGTTTTTAGCTGAAATACAGGAACAAGCAAACGATCAAGAGATGAATGGTGGAACTCAAATAATCCAGCCAAGTTATACTTACACAGACTATCAGAATAGCTACAGCCCAACATCTACTAGTTAATGTTTTGGGTATTAGTAGTTCTTTTTAATAGTGAGATTATACCTGAGAGAACTATCAGCTTTTCAGATTTAGATCGTTGCCTAGAAGTTGTCGAACAACTTAAGTCTCAATCATTCCACCAAGCTATAGCTGGGCAACCTAATTTTCAATTTTATTGTCTTCCAGAACAAAAGGGTAAGTAATGGCAAATTCATCATTTTTTAAATCAAGTGGTACTACAGCCACAACTGAAAGCACAATCCAAACTCAGGTAGATAGTGCAACAACATCAGCTACTAATGCAGCCAACAGTGCAACGGCAGCAGCCAACAGTGCAACAGCAGCAGCCACCTCGGCAACAAATGCATCCAACTCGGCAACTACAGCTAGTAGCTCAGCAACTACGGCAACAACTCAAGCCAATACTGCTACTACTAAAGCAACCGAAGCTGCCACAAGTGCAACGTCAGCATCTACAAGTGCATCTACGGCAACAACCCAAGCAACTACGGCAACAAATCAAGCTACTACGGCAACAAACCAAGCAACAACAGCAACTACTCAAGCTGGTTTAGCAAGTGACCATAGAGCTGATGCTGGTAAATATGCAGTTACAAATCACAATACGACTTTTAGTTTATCATCAACTAATGGTGGAACTAGTGGATTGTATTCGGCAAAGCATTATGCAACTGAGGCATCTACCAGTGCAACAGGATCTGCAAGTAGTGCAACTTCAGCAAGTGGAAGTGCTACAACTGCTACAACAAAAGCAAGTGAGGCATCTACCAGTGCATCTACAGCTACTACAAAAGCAAGTGAAGCTGCTACAAGTGCCACTAATGCCTCTACTAGTGCATCTACTGCAACGACTAAAGCATCTGAGGCATCTACCAGTGCAACTAATGCATCTAATAGTGCAACAGCAGCTGCAAGCAGTGCTACCTCTGCAAGTTCAAGTGCCTCTACGGCAACTACAAAAGCAAGTGAGGCATCAACTTCAGCTACTAATGCTGCTACTTCAGCAACAGCAGCAGCTAATAGTGCTACGGCAGCTGCAAACTCAGCATCTTCTATAGGTAATATAACTAGCCTAAATGATGTTACAATTGCTAGTGTAGCTGACAATGAAATTCTTCAATATAATAATTCAAATTCAAAATGGGAAAACCAAACTTTAGCTGAAGCTGGGATACTTACTTCAGAAACATTTACGTCTTTAGTACAAGATACTTCACCACAATTAGGTGGAACATTAGATGCTAATAGTAATGTCATCGATATGGGAAGTAATAACATTACCGATACAAAAGTTGGTCAATGGGATACGGCTTATGGTTGGGGAAACCATGCTAGTTCAAATTACTTAACTGCTAACCAAACTATTACCCTGTCAGGGGATGTCTCAGGATCAGGAACTACATCAATAGCAGTTACTATAGATGATGATAGTCACAATCACACAATTGCTAATGTTGATAATTTACAAACAAGTTTAGATGCTAAAGCACCATTAGCTTCTCCAGCATTAACTGGAAATCCAACAGCTCCAACTCAAAGTGCTAGTGATAATTCTACGAAGATAGCAACTACTGCTTATACTGATACTGCTATAAGTAATTTAGTAGATAGTTCACCTTCAACACTCAATACATTAAATGAATTAGCAGCTGCTTTAGGAGATGATGCAAACTTCTCAACAACAGTTACTAATTCGATTGCTACTAAGATGCCTTTAGCTGGAGGTACGTTTACTGGAGGTATTATAGGTACTACTGCTACTTTTAGTGATACCATAATTAGTAGAAAAGCTGATGATGTAGAGTTAATTGTTCATGCTGATACTACGAGTTCTCCAGTATCTGAAATTCAACTTATGCGAGGAACAAATGATACTTGGGGTGCTGATATCTATACAGATTGGAAGATTGAAAATGGATATGGGTCTTCTGGAAGTAGTGCTGGAACTCTAAGAATAGCAAGAGGTTATAATGGTTCTACTACCACAATAATGGAATTTGGTCCACCTTCTAGTAGTAGTGCAAAAGTTTATGCTCCTCTTACAGTTGGTGTAAACGATACTGGACACGATGTAAAATTCTTTGGAGATACTTCTGGAAAGTATATGGAATGGGATGCAAGTGCTGACCAACTAAATGTAGCTGGAACAATAGCAGTAGATGGAAACAATGTATTAACTTCAGCAACTGGTGCTGCTATTTCACATACTCAAGCCTCTTCAACAATAACAGATTTTGCCTCAGCTGCATCTGCCGAGGCTATACCTTTTGCAATTGCATTAGGTTAATTAAACGGAGAAATAATGGACATAGAAAATTTAAAAAAGACACTTATAGAAGACGAGGGGCTTGAGCTTAAATTATACCAGTGTACTTCTGGTAAAAACAGTATAGGGGTAGGTAGAAATCTGGATGACAGAGGTATCTCACATGAGACAGCTATGCAAATGCTGGAAGAAGATATTGAAATAGTACAGCATGAAATTAAAGAGAATATAAACTTCTTTCATACTTTACCTGACATCGTACAACAGGCAATTTGCAACCTTGTATTCAATATGGGAATGCCAAGGTATTTACAATTTAAAAGACATTTAGTTCATCTTAGAAACCACGACTTTGACAAAGCAGCAGATGAACTCTTAGACAGCAAGTATGCCTCTCAACTTCCAAACAGGAGTAAGAGAGTTGCTGATATGATTAGAGGTGCAAAATGATAACAAATTTAATACAGCCAGTAACCCAGATACTGGATAAGTTTATTCCTGATGCCGACACTAAACAAAAGCTGGCACATGAAATTAATACGATGACAGAAAAACATACTCAAGAGGCTTTACTAGCTCAGCTGGAAATTAACAAGCAAGATGCAAAAGGAAATTGGTTTCAATCGAGCTGGAGACCAGCTACGGCTTGGGTGTGTGTTTTAGGTTTTGGAGTTAACTTTCTAGTCTCACCAATTTGTGCTGGTTTTGGAGTTATAATTCCACAGGCTGATACTTCAACAATGTTACCTGTCTTAATGGGTATGTTAGGTCTCGGTGGTTTAAGAACTTATGAGCGAGTTAAGAAAGTAGGCAAGTAATGTTAGCTGAGCTTGCAGCCCTAAATGGTGCTTATCAGGTTGTAAAAACTGCACTTGGAAATGGGGCTGAAGTTCACAACATCGTAAATAAAATCTCGGCTTGGGCTGGCTTAGTTGAACAGGCTGAAAGTAAGCATCGAGCCGAGAGATCAAGAAGAGGAGCTGTAGGGGAGCTAGAAGAGGCTCTGGACACTTGGCAGACAGTTAAGAGGATCAGGGAGCAAGAACAAGAGCTTAAAAACATGATTATAGCTACTACTGGCGATTTAAATGCTTGGAATGACATAGTATCAATACGAACTCAACAACGTAAAAATAAAGCAGCTAGAGCTAAAAAGGCTGAAGCAAGAAGAGCTAAAATCCAAGAAAACATTGCAATCGGATCAATAATTATACTGATAATTGCATTTGTTATGGTGATTCTCTTGCTTTCTCTATTCTCACTGGGAATTATCTAAAATCAGGATCGGTGTTTTTTCAATTTATTCAATAAGTTAACTATGTGTCAAATTTCTGACGAGACATAAAGCACTTTTTTTAAATATTCTGAAATATTTTACTTTAAAACCTTGAAATCCGTTGCAACAATACCCATATATATAGTGTAAGAGAGAAACATAGGAGAATTTAAAAAAAACATGAAAATCACCGAATGAGTTTAGAGGTTCTCATTTAAATAGCTTCGAGTGGCAAGAGTATACTCCCTACTTGATCAAAAACTTCCCAAAGTCTCCCAAAACACTATGAAATAGAAGTTGGTAGTAAACATGATCCAAACCAATTAGCTGAGACCCTTTATATTTTTCTGGTTAGCGAAATTTGTGCATCGGACAATCTGATGTTCCAATTTTTTTAACCAACCATAGAAACTGGAGAGTAACCTATGACTACATATAACTTAGACATCATTGACGTAATCGATAATCAAATAGATGAAATCAAAGCACAAATGAATGAAGAAATTAGAATTGATGACGATGCTGATCTTAGACCTCATATTAAAAAAGTCGAAAAACTTATGACACTTAAAGATCAAGTTGAGGAACTAAGAAATACACAAGGTTCATATTTAGGTGTGCAGCAAAATATAATAAATGAATTAAAAGGAGAGTAACCAATGGGACATTTTGGACAACAAGCAGAATACCAAACTCGAAGAGCTTATCTTTCAGATGACTTTGGATATGACCTAGCCGTTAAGTGGTTTGGTCAGGAAGAGGTTGATAAGTTACCAGTTGCTAAAAAAGGTAAGAATGCTGGCAAGCCTCAGGGTGTTGTAAGCTGGTGTAAGGTAGTAGCTGGTGGATATCATCCTACTCGTTATTCATCATCTGGTCATATTGAAAAGAGAAAAGGTCAGGTGATTGGTAAGTGTCTTTATTCCACAATGTGGAGATGGGACATAAAAGCGAAAAGAGGCATTCCATATAATAATCTTGAAAAGAATATCGGAGATTTATGGGAATTATGGGATGACACAGTTTCGTACCAATCAAAAGAATTAGGATATCATAAATAAAAACAAAAGGGGGCATCAAGCCCCCACAAAGGAGAGTAACCGATGGGATTTACATTAAAAGACTACGAAAGATATAGAACAAAAAATAATCTAGACATTGAAATTGTTGAAGGAATAATTGCTGGTACAATACCAATTAGAGATGGTTTAGATCGTAAAGAAACTATCAATAAAATGTATAAAATATTAGCAAGACTAAATAAAGACCACGATTTAATAAAACAGAAAATTCAAAAGTTAGGAGAGTAACCAAATGGAACAATTATTAAATAAAATTGCAAACGGATTTAAAAAAGCTGGCGATGGTTTTTCACACAAAATATTTAACAGAGATCAGCTCACCGAATACAAGCCATTTAAAAATTTATCATGGGAATATTTAATCGTAAAAACTAAAAATGGTGGAGCTACAACTAAAGCCTACTATGTAGGAACTCGTGGTAATAGAGTTACCATGATTGATGCTTGTTTTTACCAAAGAACAAGAAAAGCTGGAGCAAAGAGATTTAATGTAATTCAAAAACTAGTTAAAGGAGAGTAACCAATGCGAAGAATAAGATTAAATTACGAACAACTTAAATCTAAAGCATACGACAAAGATTATGTTGTAAAAGAAAATTCATACCATGGTACTGGTGGGTATCATAGTTTTTGGACAGATATGTATAACTTTTCACAGGTTGAGGGTTTCCAAACTTTTGATGAGTTTGTGAAAAATCCTAAGTGGTATACTGGTACAGGCACTGATAGCTATAGTGCATCATTAGCTGAAAACCAAATAATGAGTTCTTACAATACTGAATTTAATAGAGCAAAAGGTCGTAGAGCAACCCATAATCAATATGGGTGGAAGGAGTAACCATGAATAGTGTACCATTAATTCAAATGTACAAAGTACATACCCCAGAAAAAAGAGATCAATGGGCAGTTTACCAAATTAGAACAGGAGTTAATAAAAATGGTCAAGCTGTTTACAGATCACCAGAAAGACTTGGCTTATTTGAATTTAAAGATGAAGCTAAGAGATTTTATAACTTATGTAACTATAATTTAAAAAGAGCTGTTTACCAGCAATAAGGTTGACAAACAAAAGTAGAAATATTAATTATCAAATTAGACCAGACACTGGTTGATTACGGAGCTGCTACACTTGAACCCTCGCAACCCTTTACGGGTTGACGGATTAGCAATCCGAGATCAATCGCTGTCAGGTCTCCTGTAACTTACAGAAGGAGATAAAAATGACCAGTATTGAAATAGATTTAACTATACCAGACTTTCTTAAACGATCTAAAAATGGAAGGTCAAATTTAGCACAGCCTAGAGCTGTTAAAACTGAAACTAAATACGTTTTTGGTGATAAGAAAAAACGTAGCCTTACTAACAGTTTCAAAATGAAAGTAGCCTTTGATTGCATTGCAATGATTGAGCTAGGTCACAACACATTTGGTAAGCTCAGGAAGAAACTTTCCCTGAGTGAATACTTTTATACTGACAGAGAGATCAGAGCTGGTCTCAGGTTCGGTAAAACTAACTGGATCGATAGACCCAAGGTTTTAAAGAGGGGTTCTAAAATTCCAGTACTTACAACTGTCAAAAAGACAATAAAGTCTAACGGCAAATTTTATGAAGTGGAGAGCAGATAATGAACCCAATTATTTCACCTAAAAATAAACCACTGCCTGAGCATATTCGCAAGGGTGAGTATTATGAAACTAATACCAGAGGTAAACCAGAAGAGGGCAAACTTTATGCCCTCACTGGTAAGCAAGGTCAGCCTAGTATTGCTGCTGGTAATACTTGGGCTGAAAGTGAAGTTAAATCTCGCAAGGAAGACTTAGCTAACTACAACAAGGATGACGTTAAAATGTTTACTGAGGTAGAAACAGCTTATGACTTTGCTATGAAAATACTTTCTCATTACGAGTTTTATTACCTTGATAAAAAACCATCGTATGACAATGCAGCCAACTTTGGTTGTGACGTTTTAACTTTTTGTAAAAGAATTCAAGCAAGGAAAGGAGAGTAACTAAAATGGAAACTATTAGAGAATTCACTCATGCCGAAAAGAGGAACATATGGGAAGGTTCTTCTGACAGACACATCGCTGAAAGTATGTCAAAGATGCAGAAGTTTTTTGAATTCCAGAAATATGGTGACAAGCCATTAGACAGTTTTAAGCCAAGACAAATTCATGTCTTTTTTAATTTCTTGGAAGATGACTTAGGTCTATCTTTAAGCACTGTAAATCGTTATGCAGCTGCTTTATCTTCTGTATTTAAGCATGGTGTAAAGGAAGAATTAATTAGCCATGCCCCAGACTTTAACTGGAAGAAAGTTAAGTCAGAAAGACCCAGATATTTCACTGATAAAGAAATCGAAAATCTTTATTGGTTTTTTAATAACAGTGGTGAAACTTGGGTTGCTGATATTTTTACTGTTGGTCTCAATACTGGAATGAGACTAGGTGAAATTTTGCAAGCTGGAGACACAGCCTTTATATCATCTAGTAAAAAGTTCCTACATCTACCTAAGACCAAGAATGGTGATGCTAGGGATGTACCCCTCAATAGAAAGGCTTTAGAAGCCCTTCAGAGGTTAGGAAGAGTTAAGTCGGTGTACAACCACCACAAGTTCTATGACCTCTGGCATGAGGCTCGTGATCGATTCGCTAAGGGCGATCCTAATTTTGTGTTTCATATTTGCAGACATACCTGTGCATCCAGAATGGCTAATGAACATAAGGTCAATACCCTTATAATTGGCAAGATACTGGGACATAGGTCACAAGCGACAACAGCTAAATATGTACATGAAAATAAAGATGCACTACTAGATATAGTAGAAAACCTTGCATTGTAATTAAACTTGAGAGTACTGTAATGGTACTCTTTTTTTAACTTTATAACGTAACAAAATTAAGGAGATTGAAAAATGTTACACAACAAGAAAAACTTTATTAATAGAGTTTCAAGGTTCATGGTTAATGACGTAATCATTAATATAACTTTGAATAGTCAAATTGAATATTGGAATGGACAAAAAAAGTCGGTAAGCAGAGATGGGTTGGGTATGAACCCAAGAGAAGAAAGTGGAACAACTGATGCTTTACAATCTGGCACTTTCAGAAATCCAATTAATGCTCCACCTAATGTAGGAACTAATTCTAAAATTAATGTACTACAAAGAAAGTTTAAATTTTATATAACAACATTACTCAAGACATTCGCAGAAACTCTACAACTTCCAACAATGTCCACCCTAAGCCAACAGGGTGAAAGGAGTAATGCCCATGTCTATTCAACAGACTAATGTACTAGATGAAATTTCTAGAGAAAAGAAAATGGTCTCAGATGGTCGAGATCGTTTTTTAAAGAGACAAGAAAAACTTAATTCAACTTCAACACAAAATAACCCTCATACTTTAGTGAGCGAAAGTTTACATAGAGTGTCTGAGGAAATAACCAAAGTTCTTAATAAAGAGGCTGACAAAGAAAATACTAAATCAACTAGAGTTTGTCTTTGGTATAAAGATTTAAAAGATATAGATGTCGATTTACTAAGCTATATTGGGTTAACAACTACCATGGATGGAGTTGGTCTTAAGTATGACTTTACTAAAGTTCTTGTCAAAATTGGTAAAAGAATAGAGATGGAACATTGGTCTAAAGGTCTCAGGGAATACAATAGTAAACTCGCTAAGAGACTTGAGGACAAAGTAACCAAAGATCATTCTTCTGAAAGATACAGAGAAAAAGCAGTTAAGAACATAGCCTCTAAAGAAGGTTATAAAGTCGATGCTTGGAAAGAGGAGCGAAGAGTTCAAGTAGCAGCTCCTGTTTTTAATGCTGTTTTAAAAGTGTCAGGTATATTTGACATTTGGGAACAACCTAAAAAGAATAATAGAATTGTTCGTAGGGTTGGGCTTACTGAGGCAGCTAGTGAAAAACTCTCTGAGTTAGATTTTATGGCAAGCTGGAAAGAGCCTATGTTCCAACCAATGGTAGTAGAGCCTAAGGATTGGACATCTTATGACACTGGGTGTTATTTAGAGCCAGCATTAGCCTCTGAAGTTACTCTGGTTAGATCGCCTGATATGGGACATAAGAAAGCTATAGATGCTGGGTTTAAAGATAGAACTATTATGCCAGCTATTTATGCTTTAAATGCCATTCAAAGGACAGCCTTCAACATCAACGACTATATTGTTAGTGCTGTTGAGTGGGCTTGGAAAGAAAACAAATCATTTGGTAAGTTTCCAAGAAAAGCCCATGTAAATAAAAAGGTTAAGCCTAAAGATTGGGATGAACTATCTAGAGCCGAGAAAAAAGGTTGGACTATTGGAGCTAGAAAAGTAGTTATTAAAAACAGAGAAATTGATGGACTAAGAGCTGTCATGTCTCAGGATTTAGCAACTGCCCATGAGCTTCAAACTTACGATAAATTCTGGTTACCTCACAATTTTGATTTTAGAGGTAGAGTTTATCCTGTCCCACATTTTAGTCATCATAGAGATGATCATATCAAAGCAATGTTTAACCTAGCTAATAAGCAAAAGTTAGGTCACTCAGGAGCAAGCCGTTTAGCTCTTCATGTAGCTACAACTGGTGACTTTGATAAATGTTCTAAAAAGAGCAATGAAGATCGTCTTAGGTGGGTTGTTGATAATGAACAACTTATTATTGATGTTGGTACTAACTTTGAAGATAGCTATCATATTTGGTCAACTGCTGATAAGCCATTTCAGTTTCTAGCAGCTTGTCACGAATATGTAGGATATCTCCAGAATGGTATTGATTATGAATGTTCATTACCTCTAGCCCAAGATGGCTCAAACTCAGGAGTGCAGCATTATAGTGCAGCATCTAGAAGTAAAGCCGATGGACATCTCGTTAACTTAGTTCCGTCAGATAAACCTCAAGACATCTATCAGGCAGTAGCCGATAAGGTGCTTGCAAGTGTCTCAAAGGACAGTTCAAACGGATGTCCATTGGCTGAACAATGGATTGATTTTGGTATTACCAGAAAAATCGTGAAAAGAAATACAATGACATATGGTTATTCCAGTGAGAAGTTTGGTTTCAAAAACCAGATTATGGAAGACACTATGCGAGGGCTTTCAGATCAAGTTTTAACTGGTGAACTAAAGTCACATCCATTTGGTCAAGATGAAGGTTTTAAAGCCTCTAATTATTTAGCTGATAAAAACTGGATAGCTATTAATGAAGTTATCCAAGGTGCATCAGCTGGTATGGCTTTCTTTAAATCTTTAGCTGGACTAGCAGCTCACCAAGGTAAACCAGTAAGATGGCTTACCCCAGTGGGCTTTCCTGTTTTGCATAAGTATTCTGATTGGGATACTAAGAAGATTAAAATATTCTTGCATGACAGGGTAGCAAATGTGTTGACCAGAACTCAGGTCACACTCAGGGTGAAACCAAGTAAGTTAATCAAAAAGTCTAAGAGCAAATCAGCAATAGCTCCAAACATCATTCATTCGATGGATGCAGCTCACTTGCTTTTAACTGTTCTTAAAGGACTTGAGAATAACATAAAGGATTTCTTCCTGATCCACGACAGCTTTGCAACAATACCAGCAATGTCACATAAAATGGCAAAGGTGGTTAGAGAGGCTTTTGTGGAAATGTATGAGGGATTTGATTTATATAAATCGATATATGATTTTGTAGTCAGAGACCTCGACAATGTAGATGAGCTGGATTTACCCAGCTTTCCTATAAAAGGAGACCTAGACTTGAAGGGTGTATTAAAAAGCGACTACTGCTTTGCCTGATCAGGTTAACTAGTGGGGTGGTTGTCCAAGGTAATTGAGTAGTAATTAACCACTACTCTCCCATCCCACACATTTTTTTAATTTAAATCGGAGTAAAGACAATGCATCCAAGAGAGAAAGTCTTGGGCAAGGCTAAGTTGTTTCGTCAACAAAACCAGCCCATACCCTTAGACTTGTTAGCTGAGGCTGACAGTTTAGGCATATCTCTAGAAGTTCTAGGTGAAAATACAAACTTAATCAATTTAACAGAAGAAGGAGAATTTGAATATGTCAACGAAACAGAAGACGATATTCATAACTCACAAAGGGATAGCCCAATACCCATGGTTGAACAAACCAGATACTCAGTTCGATCCTGATGGTGTTTATAAATGCAATCTTATTGTCCCTACTGATCAAACTAAAGAGATCAAAGCAGCTGTCAATAAAGTAGCTGTAGATGAATTTGGCAAGGATAAGGCTAAGAATGCCAGAATGCCATTTAAAATAGATGAGGAAACTGGACACACAATTATTGTGACAAAGTCAAAGTTTGCTCCAAAGTTCTGTGATGCTACAGGTAATATTATTGCTGGTGACGTTCCTAAATTATGGGGTGGATCAACATTAAAATTAGCTGGCTATGTTTCACCATATTCCACAGCTGGTAATATTGGTGTTACTTTGCATCTTACTAAAGTTCAAATCATCAACCCAGTTGGTGGTGATGCTGACGATGGCATTACATTTGGTGAAGAGAAAGATGGCTTTATAGCTGAACAGGATGAAATTGTTTTAGCAGCTGAGGATGCTAGTGATCCAGCGAATAGCCCAAAGTATAATTTCTAGAGGGTATAGATCAGGCTTAGAAGATAAGATAGCTAAACAAATAAAAGAAGCTGGGTACGATGTGATCTACGAACAAGAAAAGATTACCTATACCCAGCCAGCTCGACAAGCTAAGTATACACCAGATTTCAAGCTGCCTAAAAAGGGTGGCTTTTTTTATGTTGAAACGAAAGGTCGATGGCTTACTGAAGACAGGCATAAGCACCTATTAATTAAGGAGCAGTTTCCAGACATCGACATTCGTTTTGTTTTTCAAAGTGTCAATAACAAACTCTATAAAGGATCAAAAACAACATATGCCATGTACTGTGAAAGGCATGGGTTTAAATATGCTCATAAAATGATCCCTATAGAATGGCTATTAGAGGGGAGAGTAAAAAGCTATGAATATGACAAAAAGAAAAAAGCCGACACAACTACAACTAGTAACTGAGCATTTAAAAGATGTAGGTAACATTAGTGGTTTAGAGGCTTTAAATTTATATCGAATTGTTGATCTTCCATGTGTGATGTCAAAACTAATTCGAGGTGGTCTTGCAATAAGAAAAGAATTTAAGAAAGACCATACTGGGCATCGTTACATGAGATATCATTTTCTTGGTGAAGATGCCAATGAACAGGTTGGTAAGGAAATATATTCTGGAGACCTATTTTCAATGACTTAATGGTGAGTATAGATCAAAGGTAAGATCGACAGGTTGTGATCCTGTAGATATGGGTTCAATTCCCATTACTCACCCCAAATTATACAGGAGAGACTATGAGTAATTTTATTAGGCATGAGCCTTGCCCAGAGTGTGGCAGCTCAGATGCAAATGGAGTTTATGATGACAAAAGTTCGTTTTGTTTCTCCTGTAAAACCTATAAACCGAAACCCAATGAAAAGAGAGTTAAGCTCACTGAAATATCGAAAAAGGATAAAACCTTCAAAAAAGCATTACCGAAGGGAGAGGTTAAAGGGCTTAGACATAGGGGCATAAGTGAAGAGACTTGCCGTAAGTTTGGTTACCTTACAGCCATAAATAAAAATGAAATGGCAGCTTACAGAAATAAAGCTGGGGCTGTTGTTGCATATAAAATTAGGACACCAGATAAGAAGTTTAGTATTATTGGTGACACTAATAAGCTACAGCTGTTTGGGCAACATCTTTGGAACACAGGAAAGAAACTTGTGATTACCGAAGGTGAGATTGATGCCATGACAGTTTCACAAATTCAAAACCATAAGTGGGCTACAGTTTCACTTCCGAATGGTGCAGCAGCTGCTAAGAGAGCGATCCAAAATAACTGGGACTACGTTAACCAGTTTGGTGAAATTATCTTGATGCTAGATATGGACACTCAGGGACAGCAAGCTGCTCAGGAAATAGCCGAGCTATTACCTGTAGGTAAAGCTAAGATTGCTAGACTTCCCATGAAAGATGCCAATGAATGTCTTCTTAAGAATAAGGCAGACGAGGTTATCACTGCAATCTTTCAAGCAAGAGCTTACAGACCAGACGGAATTATAGCAGCTAACGATATCAGAGCGAGTATTAGTGTGGATGATGCTGCTTCATCCATTGCTTATCCTTACGAGAAACTTACACAGGTTACAAAGGGTCTCAGGAAAGAGTTGGTCACTATTACGGCTGGCTCTGGTATCGGCAAATCAACTTTAGTTAGAGAGATTGCATACCACCTTCATCAGGCTGGTGAAAAGATCGGCATGATTATGTTGGAAGAAAGTAACAAGAGAACCTTGCTGGGTTTAATTGGAATTCATCTTTCTAAAAACATTTGTGTTGATAGGTCACTGGCAACTGATGAAGAAATCGATCAGGCATTTGGTGAGCTTTTTCCTAACATGGATAAACAGGTTTATCTTTATGATCATTTTGGTTCAACTGATGTTGACCTGATCTGTAACAAAATAACTTACATGGCAAAAGCTCTGGATATTAAATGGATCATTTTAGATCACATTAGTATTTTAATATCTGGGTTAGCAACTGGTGATGAACGTAAGTTAATAGACATGGCAATGACTAAACTCAGGACACTAGTTCAAGAGTTAGAAATTGGCTTAATAATTGTCAGCCATCTGAGAAGACCAGAGGGAGACAAAGGACATGAAGATGGTGCAAAGGTACGTCTTGGACAGCTTAGAGGATCTCATGCCATTGCTCAGCTTTCTGACATCTGCATAACATTACAAGTTGATGCTGAAGCACCTGATGGAAATATCAGGCATCTTCATGTTTTAAAAAATCGATTTACTGGTGAAACAGGTTTTGCTGGTTCAGTTAATTACGACATTGATAAAGGAAGACTTACAGACCAGCTTATTAATTTTTAACTAAGGAGAGTTGACATGGATAAATTTGAAGACGATCCCAGAGCTGATAGCTGGGATAAGGTTGGAAGATATTACCCTAAGACTAGAGAACATTCATATAGTCAGGCATCAGTATTAGATCAGGTGATTGACTATGAAAGTAGCCAAGGTCTTGGTGGTGGGCATAACTACTATAAAATTCGTAAGGAATATAATTCTCAAAGAGCTAAAGAATACTATCAAAAGAATAAAGAGAAAATATTGCTTAAAGCTAAATTAAAAAAACTAAAGGAGAATGCAAAATGACAATGTGGATACCAGTAATTGTTGTTGCTTGGAATTTAGGTGGAAATGGTGTCTGGGTAAATTTCCCAATGGTAAACTTTCCATTTACTAGTCAAGCAAAGTGTGAGCAGTACACAGCTCATGCAAAAATGAAAATACAACAAGACCCACAATATTTAAATGGGTATAGTCTTTGTGTAAAAATTCCACATCAATTAAGTGCAACCTAACAGCCTATGAGATTGGTTTTTGATATTGAAACCAACGGCTTGTTAGATACTCTAGATAAAATTCACTGCATTGTAATTAAAGATATCGATAATGATATGCTTTATTTTAGTAGCTCTAAGCACAAATCATTTAATAATATTTTAAGTGTATTAGAAAATGCAGATGAAATTATAGGTCACAACATAATAGGTTTTGACCTTCCAGCCATACAAAAAGTTTATCCTAACTTTTCTCCCAAAGGCAAAGTAACTGATACTTTGGTTATCTCCAGATTGATCGAGGCTGACTTAGTCAACACTGACTTTGACACCTCGGTCAGTTTACCTAAAAAACTTTATGGGTCTCATTCCCTTAAGGCTTGGGGCTTAAGATTAGGAAATCATAAAGGTGACTATGATGGTGGCTGGGAAGAATTCTCTGAGGAGATGCTGGAGTATTGTAAGCAAGACGTTGAAGTTACTCATGCTCTATGGAAGCGATTAGCTCCAGAAAAGTATTCACAGCAAGCTATAAAGTTTGAGCATCAGGTTGCAGAATTATGTGACAGGATCGGTAATGCTGGATGGACATTTGACATTACTAAAGCCAGCCATCTCTATGCAAAGTTAGCTCAGGAGAGAGCAACTTTAGAAGGTGAGCTGCAAACTTTATTTGAACCATGGGAAATAGTTACAGAGTTTATTCCTAAAGTTAATAATAAAAAACTTGGATATAAGAAGGGTGAGCCTTTTAATAAAGTCAAGGTTGTAGAATTTAACCCTAACTCCAGAAAGCATATCCAGTTTTGTTTAGAAAAGAAATACAGGTGGAAACCAAAGAAGATGACACCATCTGGAGATGCTCAAATTGACGAGACCATCCTAGCTGCTCTTCCATATCCTGAGGCTAAAAAGCTGGCAAGGATGTTCATGCTAAATAAAAGAATTGGAATGTTAGCTGAAGGTAATGCAGCTTGGCTTAAGCTCGTCAAAGATAATGGACAGCTACACCATTCAATAATATCTAATGGAGCTGTTACAGGTAGAGCAACTCATCGATACCCTAACTTAGCCCAAGTACCAGCTGTTAGAGCTGAGTTTGGCAAAGAGTGTAGAGAACTATTTACTGTTCCAACTGGTTATGAATTGGTTGGCTCAGACTTATCTGGAATTGAGCTTAGATCATTAGCTTACTATTTATCTGCCTACGACAAAGGGGCATATGCAAAAGAAATTCTTAATGGAGACATACATACTAAGAACCAGAATGATGCTGGCTTAGAAACACGAGACCAAGCTAAGACATTTATATTTGCACTGATTTATGGTGGTGGTGATTTAATGATAGGTAAAATAGCTGGCTCTAATGCTAAAAAAGGCAAAGAGCTTAAAGACAACTTTTATAAAGCTAACCCATCATTTAAACAGCTTAAAGATAATTTAGAACAGGCAAGCAACAAAGGATACATCCTTGGGCTTGATAAAAGAAAATTAAAAATAAGAAGTCGGCATAAAAGTTTTAATACTTTACTGCAATCATGTGCAGCTCTTATTTGCAAACAATGGATACTCAACATAGACCACGAAATTAGAAGGCAGAATTTAGATGCCAAGATAATTGCATGGGTACATGACGAAGTCCAAATAGCAGTAAAAAAAGGAGATGCTGATCATGTCGGTGATATCACTTCAAGAATGGCTAAAAAAACAGGAGAAGATTTCAACATTACAGAAATCCCAATCGAAGCCGAATTTAAAATCGGAACAAACTGGGCAAACACACATTAAGTTTGACCCTGAGTTTGATCCTGATGATCCAGTAGTACAGACACTCAGAGATATCTGGGCAACTTTAGATCGGACACATAAGCACCCTTACATGACTAAAAGTAGGTTTGCTAGATACCATGCAGATTACATTGGGCTGTGTGCATCTGAAGGATGGATAACAACTAAAAAGAATTCTGAGGTATGGGGCAATAAATGGTTCATTACACCAAAAGGCATAAGTGCCATGGAACAGTTAGAGGTATATAGCGATGACTAAATTATTAATTGATGCTGATCTATATTTGTTTCGTGCCTGTGCAGCTGCTGAGGAAGAAACAGATTGGGGTGATGATATCTGGTCTCTCTGGACAGACTTAGGAGATGCCAAGGAAGTTTTTAACAACACCATAAATGAAATCACAACAACACTTAATTCTACTGATTTAGTTTTATGCCTGTCTGATAAAAATAATTTTCGTAAGAAGATTGACCCTACCTATAAGTCCAACAGAAAGAAAGCTAGAAAGCCTCTTGGATATGTAGCGATGGTAGAGTGGGCTAAGAACCAGCACCCATATTTTAGCAAGCCAGATTTAGAGGCTGATGATTGTATGGGTATTATGGCAACCATGCCTGTCAATAAAGGTAAGTGTATAATTGTGTCCGATGATAAGGACATGAAAACCATTCCAGCTAAATTATATAGACCTCTCTCAGGAGAAAGAATTGATGTGTCCGAGGCTGATGCAATGAAGTTTTTCCTCAAGCAAGTTTTAACTGGAGATCAAGCAGATGGCTACTCAGGTCTTAAAGGTGTTGGTGAAAAGACAGCCGATAAGATACTGGGCAGCAGACCTGATTGGTCTCTGGTTGAACGAGCTTACATTAAGGCTGGCTTTACTAGGAATGATGCAGTTAAGCAAGCCCAGATGGCTAGGATATTACACTGGTCAGATTGGGACAAAGTTAAAGACAAGCCAATCTTATGGAGACCAAGACGATGACTTGGTGGGCAAATAGTAAACCTAATTTAAATTTTTGGAGACCAAGAGTGAGTTATAAAAAAGCAATTAAAAAACATGAACTGGAACTTGCAGAAGCTGAAAGGAATGCTGAGGCTGCTCAAAAGTTAGTAAACGTAGTTGGTAAAGTATTTAAAGATGCTGAGGATATAATAACCAAGCCTAAACATTACCATGACTTTGAAATTGAGCCATCAGATTTCATAATGAAAAATCAATTATCATTTTGGAAAGGCAACATTGTTAAATATGCATCCAGAGCTGGACTAAAAGTCTACGATGGTATGGATGAAGTTGAGAGCGAAATTACCGATCTAAGGAAAGCAATTCGTTATGCAGAAATGAGAATAAATCAATTAGAAGGGAAACTACCAAATGCAATTTCGTAATCAATTCGCTGAAGACATATTTAATTTAAAATATAAACATGAAGGTTGTGAGACTTGGGCTGACTTAAGTAAAACACTGGCTCAGGAAGTTGGTGAGAGCTTAATGTCACCTACTGAGATAGATCAACTAGCTAAGTACATGATCGATATGAAGTTTATAGCTGGTGGTAGATACCTTTGGTATGCTGGAAGGGAGCTTAAGTTTTATAACAACTGTTTCCTTCTCAGGGCTGAGGAAGACACCAGAGAAGATTGGGCTGACTTAGCTTGGAAAGCTACATCTTGTTTAATGTCTGGTGGTGGTATTGGAATTGATTACTCTGTCTATAGACCAGCTGGCAGCTACCTAAAGAGAACAGGTGGAGTTGCCTCTGGAGCTATACCAGCCATGAAGATGATTAATGAGATTGGTAGACAGGTCATGCAAGGTGGTTCTAGACGATCAGCTATGTATGCATCCCTTCACTGGAAACATGGAGACATCGAAGAATTCCAGACCATGAAGAACTGGTATGATATGCCAGCTGGAGATACTAACATTGGTAAGCTCAAAGAGGCTGACTTTAATTTCCCAGCACCCATGGACATGACTAACATCAGTGTCAACTACGATACCGAATTCTTTGAGAACTATTTTAAGACTAAGGAGATTGATCCTACATTTAAAACTAATGTAGCTCAGGCTCTTAGAACCAGTGAAGCTGGCTTTAGTTTTAATTATAACAAAGACACAGAGACCCTGAGGAATGCCTGTACAGAAGTAACCAGCTCTGATGACAGTGACTTATGTAACCTTGGCTCACTTAACTTTAGTCGAATAGAAAACTTTGCTGAGTTAATTGATGTAGTACAATTGGCTACAAAGTTTTTATTGTGTGGCACTATTAAAGGCGATGTCCCTTACAAAAAGATTAAAGAAGTAAGATCAAGAAACAGAAGATTAGGCTTAGGCATTATGGGTCTTCACGAATGGTTATTACAGAGAGGATATAAATATGAAATCAATGATGAACTTAGGCTTTGGCTTGGGGCTTACCAAGACGTTTCAGATAAGACTTCTAAGGAGTTTGCTAACTATCTCAGTGTGTCTCAACCTGTTGCTAATCGTGCTATTGCACCAACTGGGAGTATCGGTATATTAGCTGGCACTACAACAGGAATAGAACCATTGTTTGCTGTTGCCTACAAAAGAAGATACCTGACCAATGGTAAAGATTGGACTTACCAGTATGTGGTAGACAGTGCAGCTGCTGACATGATCTCTAAGTATGGGGTTAATCCTGATAAGATCGAGAGTGCTTTAGACCTAGCCTCTGATCCTGAAAGAAGAATTAAATTCCAAGCTGATGTCCAAGACTATGTGGACATGAGTATATCATCCACAATTAATCTTCCAGCATGGGGAACTGATCTCAACAATGAATACCTAGTTGACAGTTATGCTGAGATGATAATTAAGTATGCTCACAGGCTAAGAGGTCTTACGTTCTATGCTGATGGGAGCAGAGGTGGACAACCACTCAATGCAGTACCATTCCATGAAGCAAGCAACAAAGTTGGCATAGAATATAAAGAAGAAACACATGACATATGTGACATCAGTGGAAAAGGTGGATCATGTGGTGTTTAGCGATATAAGACTCGTCAGAGGCATGAAGACATCTCTGGGCTACTAAGGTAGCTCAGAGTGTATTTATATGTGTCTGGTGACTCTTAGATCGGTGTTTTTTTTGTAGTGATGGCAGTGGGGATGGGATTTGAACCCACGATACTGTTGCCAGTATGACGAATTAGCAATCCGTTGCTTTAAACCACTCAGCCACCCCACTGCAAAGGATTAGACTAATGACAGGCATCGCTGAGAGTAACCTAATTAAATAGATTGGCGAATATCTCTTCCACTAGCCTAACCCCAGCTTAACTATATAATTATTAGATTTAACTTTGTCTACCCTTAAGAGAGAACTTAGGTCTCAAGCTAAATACAACTACGATAAGAATACAATAAACTATCAACAGTTAAACTGATGAGAGGACTTAGGTAGAGACTTAGGTGGTGCTGTGGGTTTAGTCCCAATTTTTTTAAACACTTACCAGCCCCTTCCCAATAATTTTCAGAACGAACATAACAAATCTAATGTCTTATGATTATTAATTGTTCAACTCGCATCGGATAACGTATCCGTTGCAGCAGAACTCAAGCAATACCAACAACTTCAATCAATCTCTCCCAGATTTTAGTTACATACTGGGCAAAAATGACCCCCATGGGTTAATCAAATCAATCAATTCAAAAAAAGAGCTAAAGATTTTTGTTGTTGTTATTATTATTCCCACCTTTTTAAATGGAGAGACAATTGACAGAACAAGAACTAGAAGACCTTACCAATGCACAAATTAAGGAAGAAATAGAGAACCATCAAAAGAAACTTGATAGTCTCTATAACGAATTGCAAGGTAGACAGGAAAAGCTCATCAACGAGGCTCAGGCACGATACAAGCGAGCAAAAGACGAGCTGCATAAAGTCTACCAAGAAACCAATGCCCATGGAACTGACATGAGAAGTCTCATAGGCATTCTCAATAACAATTTTTAAGAAAGATAGAATATGGCACTAGAAACTGGAACATATATAGATAGTTTAAATGCATCTAATCCAACAGCGACAGATGCTCTATCTCAAGCCGATGATCACATGAGATTGATCAAAAGTACTATAAAGGCAACATTCCCTAATATCTCTGGTGCTGTCACTTCTTCACATACGGAGTTAAATTTATTAGATGGCTTGGCAACAACTGACATACTCATGCCGAGTGGGAGTGTTATTATATATGGTGGTTCTTCTGCTCCTACTGGTTGGCTACTATGTGATGGATCAGCAATTTCAAGATCAACCTATGCAGCTTTATTTACAGCTATCGCTACTACATATGGAGCTGGGAATGGTAGTACAACCTTTAACATCCCTGACATAAGGGGAAGGGTAGTAGCTGGTAAAGAGGCAAGTGCAAGTTTACTTACTACTGCTTTAGGTGGTTTAGATGGTAATGCTCTAGGCAATACTGGGGGCAACCAAGGTATAACTCTTACTTCAGCCCAAAGTGGACTTCCAGCTCATAATCACACACTCACCATGGATGCCCACACACATACCTTTACTGGTTCACCTCATGCCCATGCTTTTACTTATGGTAGAGATACCTTCCACGATATTTCAGGAAGCACACCATCAGGTAACTTTGGTAGTGGGTACTCAAAAAATACCGACAATGCAACAGCTGGTGGTACAAACTCAACTGTGACAACTACTGGTACTATAGCAAACAATAGTGCTGCCAATGCATCCTCGGCTCATGGTAACGTACAACCAACAATTATCCTTAACTACATTATAAAGACTTAACACAATGCCTAACTTTCCAATTCGTAACCTTGGTCAAGTTGGGGTAGTAACCGATGTATCACCTTATAACTTGCCAGTGAATGGCTTCTCAAGTGGATTTAATGTTCGATTTGATGAAGGAAAAGTAAGAAGGTCTCCAATCTTCCGAACAGTAAAAGCCAGCTTAGGATTTACTCCAAGGTTTAGCTTTGGTGTTATTAACTCATCATCATTTGATAGTGTATTAATTTTAACTGACGATTGGGAAATCCATGAATACTCAAGTGGAACAGTAAATGACAGGTCAGGCTCTATATCAGGCACAGCTGACCCAAGACCTTACACAGGAGTAAATAATGGTAATGTCCTGTACCTTAATAGACCAGACAAAAAGCCAGTTCATAGATTAGCATCAGCAACAAACTTCTCAGATTTACCTAACTGGAATGCTAATCATTTATGTGTAGCTTTACGAGGATTTAAGAATTACCTACTTGCACTAAATACGACAGAAAGCTCCACAAACTTTCCTACAAGAGTTCGATGGTCGAATGGTGCAGTAGGTAATGCCGTACCTGACAGCTGGGATGAAACTGACACAACTAAGACAGCTGGCTTTAACGATCTTTCAGAAATTAGTTCTGAAATAGTTGATGGATTGTCTCTTGGCTCTAACTTCATTATTTATGCTCAGGATCAAGTTTGGCTTATGGAGTTCGTAGGTGGAACTTTTATATTTAACTTTAGAAAACTATTTACTGATACAGGTGTTATAAACCAAAACTGTGTAGTAGAAGTGGAAGGTAAGCATTACGTTTTTGGAAATACTGACGTATATATGCATGATGGGACTAGTAAGCAATC